TATCTCGCAATGGTGCATGGGCTTTGGAGAAAGTAACATTCAATAATCATCGTGCTACTATTGAGACAAATAAACATAAGACTGATACTGCTCTGACATTGTATGCTTGGCATGGTGTCGATGGTCTTACATCTAATAATGTTATTAGTGGTGCTATTGATTTCTTTTGCACTAACGGTATGGTATCTGGTGACTACAATAAGATACGAAAGAAGAATACCAGACACTTTGATATGAACCGTATCACACATGAGATGGAAGGTATCTATGATCGTTTTATCGAACATACTCAGTGGTGTCAGAAACTTGCACAAAAGCCTGTATCTGTGGTACATTTGAAGGATGCACTTGAAACTATGCTGCCAAAAAGAGCATCAAAGAATATGCTTAATTCTGTGTTAAATGAGTTTGAGGTAAGAGGTGCAAATGCTTGGGCTGTATACTCTGCATTTACTCAATATGCGACACACGATGATCGCTTTGGGTTTCGCCAGACTGCCAATGACAATACGTTGGAGCGTCAGTTTAAGCGTAATGAAGATGTAGCCAAATGGATAGAACATCCAGAGTTTTTAAAGTTGGTTGCCTAAATGGTGATGCAACGTAAAAGAACCCCTCAGGACGTTGAGGAGATCCTGAGGGATTATGTTGAGGACATTTATGATGACATCAAACAAGAAGAGGAAAGGGAAAATGCTGAGATCATCGAAGATTTTGAAAGCCTCAAGGAAGAGGAATCCTATGGCGATAGCTTTAAATGACAACCTATTTCACAAGCGAGTCATTGAAGATAAAAGACGTAAGAGCCTCTTGAAGAAACGTAGTAAGCGACAACTATTGGATTCTTGATATGTATGATTTACCAGAGTTTGACGATCTAATGGAGTATCAGAAGATCAGGATTAATTGTCCTAGTTGTGGTGGTATCAAAACATTTACTGCTACTAGAACTGATGGCATAATCTTGTATAACTGTTATAAAGCTGGATGCAATGTGTCGGGAAAAAAGAGGATGTTATCTTCTAGCAGATACATCAGACAAAAATCTATCATACTGCCGAGTCAGAAAAAACAGGACTTCAAAATACCAGATCACTTCTCTGTATATCTACCAAAGAAGATGTTGAGATATTGTAATGAAAACAATATTGATACAAATAAAATACAACTGTACCATGATGTAAAACTTGACAGGGCAGTGTTTCCAATCTTTGACATTAAAACAAATGAAGGTAGTCTACCAATCGTAACGCCTAGAATTGTTGATGCTGTAGGTAGGTCACTATCTAAGTATGGTGCAAAGTGGCATAGATACGCTGACTCAGGATTACCTTTTATTTGTGGTAATAGTGAGACTTGTTATGTCGTTGAGGACTCTGCATCTGCTGTTGCAGTTTCGCAACATGGTACAGGTTTAGCATTGTTGGGTACAAATTTATCTAATGAAGTACTTGACATTGTGGTAAAGTATCCCTATGTAATAGTGTGTCTTGATAAAGATGCGTCATCAAAAGCTATTCGTATGAAGAACAGGATAGCTCAGTTTACTAGGGCAAATGTAAAATTATTAGAAGTAGATCCAAAAGAGAACCCGAAAGGAGTATTAAATGACTGATGAAGATAAACCTAGAAGATGGGATGCTGATATGTTCAAACTTTTTGAATGGTATCATACCTGCCCGAAACCTTGGAACCCACATTGGTTTGAGTCTGAGGTGGGTGGTGTAACTCTACATATAACCAGACCAAGTAGGGAAGACAATGGAGATACTTGACAACCTACAAATAATTGGTGTATGTCTTGGGGTAGTTTTTTTAATGTTATTAGCAGGAGAATAATATGACATTGTTTAATAAGTGTTTTGCAATGCCGAACAGTGAGACTTTTAAAATAAAACCGATCAGAGAATTTGTAGAACATTGGACAACTCAAGTTATTAATCCTATTATTATTGATCCCTTTGCTAGAAATAGTAGAGTGGGTACGATAACAAATGACTTGAACCCTGATACTGATGCAATGTATCATTTGAAAGCTGATGCGTTTTTGAGTATGTTAGCTGATCAAAAGATACAAGCAGATGTAGTTCTCTATGATCCACCGTATAGTCCTAGACAGATCAGTGAGTGCTATTCTGCTAGTGGTATTAAAACTACACAACAAGATACTCAAAGTAGTTTCTATACTATAATAAAAAATCTTATAAGACCTCTTGTCAAACCTAATGGTATTGTGTTATCCTTTGGATGGAACTCAATGGGAGTTGGTAAGACGTTTGGTAAGTGTGAAGAAATACTATTGGTAAATCATGGTGGAGCGCATAACGATACTATATGCGTTGCTCAAAGAAAGGATAGACATTATGAATGATTTATTAGGACTATTTTTATCTCATAGGTTTTATGATCAGAACAGGCATCTCATAGCAGTAGACTTTTTTGAGAATGAAGCTAAGAAGATCTGGCGTAGTATTGAGTTAGGTCATGCTAGGTATGGCAGAGACTTAACCCCTGCTGAAGTTGAGCAGGTATTGTTCAGTGAGTTTAGAACAATGACTACTAGCCAAAAGAAATCTATGATGATGTTAGTTCGATCTTTACCAAAAGATATTGGTGAGGATGTAGCACAAGATGTTTTGAGAGATCAATTCAAAGCATACTTTGGTAGACAGTTAGCTGATCTTGGTATTGCCATGATGGATAACAAGGTTAATGATCTAAATAAAGTTACTGATCTAATTAATCGTTATCAAGAAAACTTTATGCCAAAGGAAACAATACAGGAGATTAAACATGACGTTGCATCTTTACTCCACTCTACTAGAGATGTTTCCAAATACAAATGGAACCTCAAAGGACTCAGAGACATCTGTCCTGGAATCGGCCCCTCGACCTTCTCTGCTATCTTTGCTCTGGTTGAAACTGGTAAGACAGCCTTTCTTATATCTACGCTGTTCGCTCCGAAAGGTTTCATGGCCCAAGGTGCGAAGGTAATGATACTTGGCAATGAGGAACCTGTCGAGAGAACTGCATTGAGAGCAGTAAGTTCATTCACTGGTATGACTGATGCACAGATAACTGCCGACACAGTAAAGGCACATAATATGTGGGATGTATATCGTAATCAGTGTGTGTTTCTAAATACTGATGAGGTTCCTTCAATGGAAGAACTTGATCAGTTGATTGCCAAACATAAGCCTGACGTAGTTGGTATTGATCAGCTAGATAAGATGCAGATTGGTGGTAACTATGCCAGAGATGATATACGACTAGGTGAGATATACAGATCTGCCAGAACATTGTCCAAGAAACATTCTTGTGCAATCATAGGAGTGTCTCAAGCAAATGCAGAGGCAGATGGTAGAACTGTTCTTAGATTTACTCAGATGGCAGGTAGTCGTGTGGGTAAAGCAGCCGAAGCTGATCTTATTGTCGGCATTGGCAAGGAGCAAGAAGATAGTGGTGAGGATAATAAACTCAGGCATATCTACGTTAGCAAGAACAAGCTAGGTGGTAAGCATGGAACCTGTACTACTGTCATAGAACCAGAGGTATCTAGATATGTTGACTAGTGATTTTATGGATATAAAGAGTTGCTTTCATCCTGATCCTGATGTAATGTGTATTGAATGTGACTGTTGGAAAGCAGACCCATTTAAAAATATTCCAGATGAAGATGAAAAAACTCTTGACAACTTGGTAAATATGTGATATAGAAGTATTCCCCTTCGGGGGGATACAACCTAATTAGGATTACTTATGAATAAAAGAGAACTACAAAGACAGATATATAATAATAGTATCTTAGAGTTTATCTGGCATTCTGCTAAGAGTAATCCTAATTGGAATATCGAAACTGCTAAACTACTTGCATCTATGCATGGTTTAGATTATAAAGAAGTATATAAATTAGGTAAGAGTGCTAAAGTTAGAAGTAAATTTGTAGCTAAAGATTGGAATATCAATATTGAAAGGATGATTCAATGATTGAAGCAATAACTTGTTTAGCATTAAATATTTATTTTGAGTCTCGTAATCAACCAATAGAAGGTCAGGTAGCTGTAAGTCAGGTTGTATTAGAAAGAGTAAAATCAAAGAAGTATCCTAACACTGTTTGCGAGGTTGTGTTTCAGGGGCCGACATACTCTTGGTCTGTTAATTATCCTATTAGAGATCGCTGTCAGTTTAGCTGGTATTGTGACGGTCTTAGTGATAAGCCAAAGGACAAGACAGCATGGTTAAATTCGCTGGAAGTTGCAGAAAAAGTATATTATGGCTTGACAGATACTGTAAAAGGTGCTACACATTATCATAGTGTAAAGGTAGATCCTTGGTGGGCTAAGTATAAAGTGAAAGTAAAACAAATTGGTGATCATATATTCTATAGGTGAGGTGACATGGAAGATTGGATAGAAGACTACGCATTAGTTATAGATTTAGAGGTGGATTTAAATGGTGATCGTAAAGATCCCTCACCTTACAACAAAGATAACACTCTAGTAGCAATAGGATATACATACAGAGCATTAGATGGATCACCTATATGGAACAGTGATGGTGCTGTATATATCAAGAAGTTTCCTGTAGATAATTATTATTTGTATGAGTTTCAAAAAGCTATAGACGAAGCTAAATATGTCGTAGCTCACAATGCTAAGTTCGATGTAGCTTGGTTGCGTGAAGCAGGTATAAACTGTGATGTTAAGATTATTGATACTATGATTAATGAGTATGTACTTAGCAAAGGTTTACGAAATAAACTTTCGTTAGATGCTTTGTCTGAGAAATATAAAGTTATTCGTAAGCAAAGCCTATTGAAAGATACTCTTGATAAAGGTCTTAACTACAGTGATATGTCAGATGAAGATCAGAGAACGTATTTATACTATGATGTTATGTCTACTGCTGAAGTATTTCAGAAGCAACAAGCACTGTTTAAAAGAAAATCAAACCACTCACTTGTAGCTATACGAGATCTTATGTGTGAGTTCTGTGATGTTCTTACTGATATCGAAAGAGCAGGTATGGCTATCGACATAGATGTTCTTAACAAAGTTGATGAGGACTACGAGAAAGAACAAGGGTATCTTCAGATGTATTTAAATACTACAGTTAGTAAACTCGTAGGAGACACACCAATCAATCTCAGTTCTCCAGAGCAACTATCTCAAGTAGTTTATTCATACAAGTTAAAAGACAAAAAGACTTGGCGTGAAGTTATGAATATTGGAGTGGATGCTAGAGGTAAACCAAAGCGTAGACCAAAGATGATGGACTCAGGTTTTGTCAAGTGTGTCGATGAGTGCTTTGTTCCCACATATAAAACTCAGGCAGTAAAATGTCCACATTGTTTTGGTAAGGGTGGGTACTGGAAGATAAAGAAAGATGGCACTAGGTTTAAGAATATGACTAAGTGTGATCATTGTAATGGTACAGGTTTTCAATATAAAGAGTTACCAGAAATGGCAGGATTACAAGTGACCCCGACTGTTGCGTTAGCATCAGCAGGAGGTTTCAAGACTGATAAGAATACACTTGTTGAGTTGGAGAAGACACAAAGAAATCCAGAAGTCAAGAAGTTTCTTAACTCTTTGATACGATTGTCTGCTATAGATACATATCGTAGTTCGTTTATTGAGGGTATTAAAAAAGGTATACGAGAAGGTGACACTATACTTCACGCTAACTTTAATCAATGTATAACAGCGACAGGTAGACTTAGCAGTAGTAATCCCAACCTACAGAATATGCCGAAAGGTAAACTGTTCCCTGTTCGCAAGGCGTTTGTCAGTAGGTTTGAAGGTGGGGAGTTACTTGAAGTGGATTATTCTCAGTTAGAGTTTAGGGTTGCTGGTATCCTTGCCAAGGACGAGAGAATAAAGCAAGAAGTAAGGGAGGGCTTCGATGTCCACGCATATACGGCAAAGGTTCTTACAGATAATGGAGAGCCAACAGAACGTGGTGCTGCCAAAGCATCTACTTTCAGACCTCTATATGGAGGATCGCAGGGTACATTTGCACAACGAGTATACTTTCAAGAGTTCTTCGGAAAGTACGAGGGAGTGTTCAACTGGCATAAGACGTTACAATCTGAAGCGATTGAGAACGAGATTGTTACAACTGCTACAGGTAGACAGTTTGCGTTTCCAAATGTCTATCGTACTAAACAGGGTAATGCGTCTGCTAAGACTCAGATTGTAAACTATCCAGTACAGTCTGTAGCTACTGCTGAGATCGTTCCTCTTGGTGTCATACTGCTACACAAACAACTAAAAGAACGTGGACTAAAAAGTTTAGTTATCAATACAGTACACGATTCTGTTATAGTAGATTGTCATCCAGATGAGATCGAGGAAGTAAAACAGATTGCTCCTACTTGTTTAATTAAAGCACAAGATGAAGCAGAAAAAAGATTTGGTTTAGAAAAATTTATTCCTCTTGAGGTTGAAATGTCGATTGGAAAAAATTGGATGGAACAGGAAGATTGTGCTTGACAAATTAGAATTAATATGTTATAAGCATTATACATTTGAAAGGAGAAAAAAATGTCGTTAGTTGAATTAGACTTTAATCAATCTACGAATCTTTTCGTAGTGCCAGAAGACAATGGCCCACAGATACCTAGAGCATCAATAAACAGAGATGCATTCTATGGTGAAGAAATGGCTAGTGTGCCAGTGCCATCAATAAAACTGGAGCATCCTGATCATGGTCCTGTATTTGGTAAAGACGTTGCTATCCGTGTCTTTGCAACGACCATGCAGACTTCTGTATTCGATAGTGATGCAGAGGAATATGCAAATATATCACAACACTTCATCAGGTTTGCTGACAAAGCTACTGATTGGTTTGGTGGTAACAAGTGTGGGTGGATGCCATCTAAACAGAAAGAAAAGCTCAAGGCTTCAGACCCTGTAGCATATGCTAAAGCTAGTCGAACAAAATTGTATAGACATTTGTTTGGTATGATTAGAATGAATGATGCAGTAAAACCTGGATCTGATCCTGTAGAGTTTGATCCAATTCCATTCCGTATGCGTCTTGGCCCATCTAACTTCTACGAAATAGGTAAAGTTGTTGGTGAACTTGAGAAGCAGAAGCTAAAGCATTTTAATTACGAGCTTGGCATAGACTTCAAGGTTGAGAAGCGAGGATCTAACCAATGGTTCGTTCTTAATTACAAACCTATTGTTGACAATAAAATTAAAGTAACTAAAGATGACGAAGCAAACTTGCTTACATTTCAACAGGTTATACAAAAAGAGAACGAGGACGTTACTGAAAAGATGAGAGAGAATATAGGTAACGGTAGCGTTGGTGCTGAATTTATAGAACCAGTATCAGATGAATGATCTTCAAACAAAGCTAGACCTGTTTCTATCGGGAGGTCCAGAGATACCTAGACATATAGTTTTTACAGCTAGTCAGATGTTTAATGAAAAGCTGTCAAAGTTTAACTATAAAAAACTAGGTAGCAGTAATGGACTTCCCTCCATGTCTCAGATTGGTAAACCTATGTGCCAACTACAGGCATCTAAGTTAGGGTGGAAAGAGGCAGACAAGCCAGATCACTTTAAGATTATGATGGCTTATGGTGATATGACTGAAGTGTTAGCTGTAGCTATTCTCTTGTCGGCAGGAATAGAGATAACTGATATGAATAAGAAAGTTAAGTTATCTACTAAGGCAGGAGATCTTTACGGAGAGCTTGATCTAGTTATAAAGTTAGGTGACAAAAGTGTTTGGGATATCAAGAGTGCTAGTTCTTGGTCATACGATAAACGCTTTGCATCTTACGAGCAACTAAAGAAACAGGATGACTTTGGTTATTGCTGTCAGTTGTTTGGTTATGCTAGGGCTGAAGGTGTAAAGGCTGGTGGATGGATTGTAGTAAACAAAGGTACAGGTGAGATCAAAGTTATAGAAGCTGATCCAGAAGATGAAGATTACTATATAGATTTGATCGAACAAAGAGCATTGCAGATATCCAAGACTACTGAAGATGCTCACTTTGAAAGACTGTATGATGATACTCTAGAGACATATTACAAACGCTCTACTGGTAACAGAAAATTACAGATGCCTTGTACGTTTTGTGACTATAAGTTTTCTTGTTGGCCTGATTTAAAGTATGCTAAGAATCCTGTATCAAAAGCAGGGAACTATGAATACTATACTAAGATGGCTAAACGATATGAAACCAGCGTCAGCTAAAAACAAAGGAAGACTACTACAACAGTGGGTAAGGGATATACTTTTATCTCGACTAAAAGGTGTGGAGCAAGATGATATCAAATCTACACCGATGGGAGTAAATGGTCCAGATATTAGTTTATCCCCACTTGCTAGAAAGAAATGGCCTTGGGCTGTAGAATGTAAGTCAAGAGCAAAGTTTGCTGTATATGATATTATATCTCAAGCTGAAAGTCATGTGACTAAAGGAACTAAGCCGTTAGTGATTATTAAAGCAAATCGCAAAGAACCACTAGCAATC